AGAGTAGGAGCAAAGCCTTTAAGCATATTGAGCAAGTCATTCATCCGTTTTCCTTTCAAGTTCTTTTAGCTTACGTTCAACTTTCATTTGCGCTTTGTTGATGTCCATGTACATCTTTACCAGCACAGGCGTCACGATCAGCAAGATGGCCAAGATTAGGCACACCAGCACGATCACCCCTCGGTAAATAGCTCGATCCATATCGCCCACACTTCCATCACCAAGATTATCGTTATGAACACGCCCAACGCCGACTCTACCTTATCCTGGTGATCCTTTTCTTGCAGCCATGCGTCTTGCTGCCTCTTGATTCGTTCGCGTTCCTTACGCGCGGCTCGCTCAATCGATACCTTTTGGTTCATCTGATTGAACCGCGTCCACAGCGGGCCCAACTGGCGCGGCGCTCTGACGCGCATCATCTCGCTCAACTGCATGTAGGCTCCGTCAACTTCGGCCTGTAGAGTTGTCAGTTCGAGGATTTGCGTTTGGTCTGGGTCTGGGCTGTTGAAGACTTCTTCGTAACGCTTTTCCGTGTACTCGACGAGGGCGCGGTGGTTTTTGAAGAAGTCACCGAGGTGCTTGATGAACTGCTGGATGATCTCGTCTTCGTCGGGGATGTGCTCGACGTAGGTGTCTTTTTGCTTCTTGGGCGCTTGGGCAACTGGGGCTTGGGTGACTTCGGCAGGCTTGCTGCTGAAGAAACCTTTGATCGTGGACCAGATACCTTTGACGTCTGCGGCAATGGTTTTGGCGTCTTCAACGGCTTTCTTGATCCGCTGAACTTCGACTTTGCCTTCTCCCAGAGCCTGACAACAGTATTGGATACCGCTGTAGGCAGCGCGAAGCGCAGCGATAGCGGTAAGCGGGTCCACATTACAAGCCGATCAAACGCTTGAAGAATTCCGCAGCAGCACCCGGACCAAGCAACACCGCAGCCAACACAGCCCAGATGTAATACTCGATCTTGGTCATGCGCTTCTCACCGTTGCTAAGGCTTTCGGTGATGGTCTGGTAGCGTTGAGCGCAGACGGCCTCGTGTGTCTGCAATTTAGCCTCGGTGATTGAAATCATGTCGCTCATCGTGATAGTGCGTTTTGGTTTTGTGACTCTGGAGCCAAAGCATTGGTTGCAGATTCAGCACCAAGAGATGCAGCACCTGACACTTTAGACGCCAACTTACCGGGTTGTGCGAATGTGCTTGGGTCTTTGAGTGCCTTCAAGAACTTGCTGCGCTCAGACGCAGGCAATGTTTTGAGCAATTCATCAAAACTCTTGGCTGTCTTTGATGCGTTGACCAATTCATCCATAGACTTTTTACCAATCTTGCCACTGAGCACATCGAGCACTTTATTGATCGAGGTGGTTGCCACGTTCAGCATGTTTGGCAGTTGGAACTTGAAGAAATGATCTTTTAGCAACAAGTCAAATGCACGCTGACCTTCGGTGGCCTGCGTTGCAATGTCTTCAGCACGCTGGATATTACGGCCAGCAGTTGGAGTGGCGGTAACGATGCCGCTCAACAGAGAAGCAGCGGTAAATGCCATTGAGCCGCCGTCTGCAATGTCAGTGGGAGCGCCTTGAACTTGGGAATTAAGACGCAGCTGCTGCACTTGGGGAGCGGAGCCGACTTCATAATAAACAGGCTGGCTACCGGTAGACTCAACAACGATGGTTGCGCCGGCAGAATAGGAACCGAAAACGGTCTGGCCATTCTTTACGGTGCCAATCAAAGTAGTTTGGTCAGGATAGTTAGGAAACCCGATAGTACGGGAAACCTGCGCTTCACCTTGCGTGAAAACTGCAATGGATTCGCCAGACGGGATGGTAACGGTAGCTTTTCCGTTGACTGCAACGATGTTAGACATAATTTTCCTTTCTAAATTTTAAAAAGGCCGGATTTCTCCGGCCAGTGTTTCTTAGGTCTGCGAGAACATGATCACGCCAGACATTTCCGGCTGCTTGTTCACCACGCCAAACAGAGTATCGAGACGATATTTAGTTTTCATCGTGTTGATGTCGTACTGCTTCTGCATGACCAACTCGATGCCTTGGTCAGTAGAAGCACGCATCACAGCAGCGCCAGCATCAGCAGGAACGGCATAACGACCGGGCAGAATCTCAAGCGAATCACGCTGCCAGAACGGGTTCACAAAGTTGCTGACAGTGTTCAGGAACACGATAGCAGCATTGGAAGCCGTGGTGGTTGCAACACAGTTCTGATACTGGACTTCAGCATCGGTGCCACCTTGAGCGGTAATCAGAGGGGGGCTGATGACCAGGGTGGTAGAGCTGGGCACAGAGATAACGCGGAAGGTCTTCAGCTGGCCAGTATCGCCCTTGGTGATGTGATGCACAGCATTGATGCCAGCAATCGTGAACGCATCACCAGCAGCAACGTTGGTCGTGCTGGAAATGGTGATGGTCTGGAAGCGGTTATCAACGTTCGAGGTTTCACCGGTGGCAGCGACCGAGGTGGCCTTTGGAACGTAGTAATTGCCAGCAGAAGCGCGGGTATCAACGGTCAGACCTGCACCGCCAGCAGCAGCGGCCTTGCGGTTAGCGTAGTCAAACTTATAGGTGCCGAAGCTGGCCATCTCGCCGACGAATGCTTTGCGCAGAGCACGATCACTGATCTCGTTACCGAAAGAGCGGGAAGCCTTCGAAAGGTCGTTGGCCATGCCGTTGTAGTCGCGGGTGGACAGGGCAAGGAAACGATCGTAAGAAGGAACGCCTTGCTCGTTCATGATGGCTTCGCACTGGGCGACGTCATCAAAGCCGGAAGCAGCAGAAGTGCGCTTCACGAACAGAGTGCCTTGATTCGCGGCCACGTTCATGATTGCAACGTTGATGTCAGAAGCCAGCTTTTGCTTAGCAGCGTCACCGAGGCGACCCTCTTGCAGGCTGTCACGCAATTCGGTAGCAGTCATGACCCATGGGACAGACTTGCTAAAACCGATGGTGGCAGGCACAGACAATTGGGTGAAGTCGTCGAAATTGGACGACATATCAGTGCCACTGTAGGAGGTGGCAATGTAGGGCTGGGGACGCCAGATAACGTTATTAGTACGCTCCATCATCGTCTGATCGGTGCGGTACACAGCGACGTTTTTGCTCAAAACCAGAGCATCCTGAAAGCCTTCAAGGATGTCCTCAAACGCGACCCGTTCTTCTTTCGAAAATGAATTAGCCATGATATTCCCTTAAATTTAGTTGCGCTTCTGCCGACGATATTCCATGACCTTTGTATAGTCACCAGTTCGTTCGGCCTCTGCGCGTAGCCTATTGAGTGTTGAATCAACCGACGCCGAAGATACTACACGCCCAGAATTCTGAACGATTTTCTCCGGTGCCGGAGCTGACTTGCGATTGCTTACTTTCAAATCTTTCTCCAGTCGTGCAACCGCGAAAGCAAATTCCACAGGATCACTGAGTTTTGCAAGTTCTGCGGCCTTTTTTGGGTTCTTCCCAAGAGCGTAAACAAGCAGAGCAGGATTATTCGCACCGCGAACAATGATGCCTTGCTGTGTCACATTAAAGAGTTCTTGAGCAGTGGCTTCCGCATCTTCGTAATCCTTTACTTTTAGCTCTGCCTTGTTTCTTGAATAGGCTTCTAACCTATCCTTCCACACCTTATCTTGATCGGCCTGTTGCTGCCGAACCTTCTCAGACTCAAGTTCGAATTTACGTTTCTGCTCGTGCCATTCCTCAAGCTTTTGCTCGTACAAATCCGCGTCGTAATCAAAGTGTTCTAGTTTCGGCTTCGGCCCTGGTTCACCGATTTTTTGCTCAGGTTTTTGGAAACTTTCAAGCCTTGATTGCAGCTCACGGTTTTGACGTTGCAAATCTCTATGCGACTTCCTTAGCTCTCGCACCCATTCAGGTGCTTTCGTTTGCTCAACTTCCTGGGGTGGCGATTCCCCATCAATCGAAACAACAACCTCGTCCTCCGCCTCTTGATTGTCTTGCTCAGACTCCTCAACAACTTCTGAGGTTTCCTCCGCAACATCTTCAACAATCTCAAGTTCTTCGGACTGGATGTCTTCCGTATCGTCTGCCTGTTTCATTTTTGATCCCAAACTCACCCGAAATAGGCCGGGTGGATGCCTTTACATAATTCTGAGCCTATTGTAACGGATTGACAATAGGCATTCCTTGTGGTTCAGGAATAACGTTTTGCTGCGATACCTGAGCCGCGTTGATTGCAATATCCTGCTCTGCAATTCCAGCCTTGGCCATTGTTTCAGCCGTTTTGGCCCGCGACAATTCGGCGTCCGCAATCGTCTTGACGGTATCAGCCCTAGCCTTGGCAGCCTTGGCCGTTGCTTCTTCTGCTGCGGCTTGCAGGAAGATTGCATTCGGATCTTGACGACCTTGGGCCTCGGCCTGCATCTCTTGCGCTTCTTGGTCAGTGGGCTTGATAACGCCAGCGCGAACCATCTGCTTGCGGAAATATTCGCGGATGTCGCTGATTCCCTCGCCTTCCATGTTCATCAGCGCCATGGATTGCAGGATCTGTTTTGTCTGTGGGTCGTCAGTAATCG